GGAGTATCAGCCGTTCATCGCCGAGGGCTTCACCGATGGACTGACCGGCAGCGAGTCGGGCGTCACCATCTCCGCCCCCGGCACCACCCGCATCGTGCAGGCGTTTGATGCGGCCATCTTTCGCGGGCGGATTGCTGAGTTGCGCCTGTATCAGTTCGAGCCCTCGCAGGGCAACGATGCCCCGCAGGCGGGGCAGACGCTGATCGGGCAGTTCACCGGGCAGGTGGTGGGCGGTGGCGGCAGCCTGACGAACGTCTCGATTGAGCTGGGCAGCGCCCTGAGCCCAGTCGGTGCGCAGTTCCCGCCGAGAGTCTTTACAACGGCGATCATGGGCAAGGGGTGCAGGTTATGAGGATTCGCGTTGCCGACCCGTTGGCTTTGCTGTCGGTCCAAGCGGGCAAGGTGCCCACCCCTGAGACAGAGCGGGGCGCGGCTGGTGACAGCCAGCTCGACTCGCCGCAGCGGGCGATCCGCCTAGGTGAGCCGGTGCCGATCGTGTTTGGCCGCCGCCGAGATGACGCCGGCGGGGTGTTCATTTCGCCTGGCGCCACCGAAGCCCGGTTTGAGAACGACCTGAGCAACAACGTCACGGCGTTTTACCACTTGGTCCTGAGCGAAGGGCAGATCGATTCAATCCAGGTGCGCGACGTGTTCCAGCGCGCCTGTCGGGTCGGGTCGTTCTCGCAGACCTACAACCGCCGGGCGGGGACGTGGACACCCGAAAACGCCATCGTGGCTCGCCTGGGATTCGTCAAGCCCGAGGCGCCGTATTTCTGTGGATCGATCGGGAATTACCCCGACATCTCCACGCTGTCGTTTCAGGTCACGGTGCCTGATGGATTTGACCAGTGGAACCGGCAGGTTCACTGCTTCGTGCGCGGCGGTTACCGCCTGCAGCGGCTGGCGGATGCCGTCATCGGGTCCTCTGACAATTTCGCTGATCTGGTGCTGCTGGCCTGGCGCCGCAGCCGCCGGGTGCCTGATGCGCTGATCAACCTGGACGGCATGGAGGCCGCGGCCAACTTCCTGGAGGCCAACGCGTTCCGCTGCAACACCTGGATCCAGCAGAGCTCCAACTTGGCGGACTTCGTGACCCGCTGGGCCCGGTACTTCCTGCTGGGCCAAGGCAAGAAGGCTGGTAAGACTGCGCTCCGTCCGCTGCTGCCGGTGAACAGCAACGGCACGATCAAAACCACGGCGATCGACTGGGTGTATCTGTTCACCGAGGAGCTGATCATCCCCGGCAGCGAACAGCTGCAGTACAGCAGCCTGTCGGATCGCCAGCCGTTTGTAGCTCTGATGACTTGGCGGCAGGAAGTGGGCAGCGACGTGGCCATCATCCGCACCAGCGAGGTGGCGTATGCCGGCACGGCCGAGCTGGGCCCCTACGAATCTCACGACCTATCAGAGTTTTGCACCAGCGAACACCATGCCGTGAAGGTCGGCGCCTACATTCTGTCGCGGCGGCTTCGCTCCAGCCACACGCTGCGATTCCAGGTGCGGCCTGAATCGCACTCCACGGCGGTGACAGAGGGCAGCATTGTGAGGGTTCGACTGGAGCGCCAAACGGCCGGATCAGCGCCATCGAGCCACGATTACCTGTACCAAGTGGAGCGGATCGGCAAGACGCTGGCGGGCAATGTTTCGTATGAGTGCAGCCATTTTCCGATTGACAGCCAAGGCCGCAGCCTGATTGCCATGGACGTGGCGGCAGCGACCGGCACAGGTATCTTGCTCAGCAGCAACAAGAGTGGCGTATCGTGCGACGTGAACAGCAGCACTAGCACCACCGTCCCGGCGGAGACCTTCACGGCGCCATCGCTCGACCCCGGCCCGATTGAGATTCCCACCGATGAGCCCGGGTTTGTTGACCCCGGCATCAGCGGCCCAGGTGCTGGCGGCACAGGGCCGGATGAGCCGGTGGAGAACCCGACTGACGAAGATCAGGAATACGCTGCCGGGATCTATTTCCATAACGCCACGTGGGATGACAACGTGCTCACCGTGCGGATGCGCCTAGCACCGACCGGCCTGGCGCCACGGGAGGATCTGGGGGCGTTGTTCGCCACGATCGCCAGCACGTCCGTGGTGGCCCTGCTGCCGGATGGGTCGCTGGCGGATCCGCAGCCAGGCAGCCTGCCTACGGTGTCGTTCTCGGGGCAGATCGCGGCGCCGTGGGATGCCGAAGATGAGGGCCTGCCGTTCCCGCCCGCTGATCGGGTGTTTGAGGGGCAGTTTGTGTTGACGTTCTATGAGGGCAGCTTTCCGCCAGTGGCCGAGAATCCGGCGGAGCAGCTGACCTACCGGGCGACCGTGGAGTTCAATTCGTGGAGCGGCGGGTTTACTGATGTGTCGTTTCTGAACACTCTGAGCGTGGACTTTGTGCCGACTGTGGCGCCGCCTGCGCCTGAGGCTTCAGTGTTCTATTGGGATGGGCTTGAGCTTTTGTCTACGGGGAGTGAAGATATTACGTTTGGCAGTGGAAACCTTCCTGTTGCTGAAACGAGCCTGCAAGGGCAGCCGGCAGTGCATGGAAAAATCATAAATGGACCTGTAATATTTAGGGTTGACGGTGGACTTGTGCAAGCAAGCCAAGGCACGGATTTTACTTTAGAATGGTTTACATTTATTGTTGATGTTAGTGAATACGACTTTTTGAATTTCATAGTTCGCAGTAAAGCCAGCCCGCCAGATTCATTGTTTTCGCTACAATTCCTTATGAGCCTTGAAAGAAACGTAGCGTATGCGCAAGGTTATTACTTCCCGCCAGAAATAATTGATGAAACCGCTGTACCTATAGATGGCTCTGGGCTTTCTCACGTATGTGCGCAAAAGATAAATGGCGTTTATTATTTTCACGTTAACGGGCAATTTATAGCGTCTCATGCTTATGCCATTCCAGATTACACGATTTTCGTGTGGTTCCAGTCGGAGCTAGACGGCGGCATACTAGGCCAAGGCCGCTTTTCCCCCACAGCCCTCTACGGCACCGGCAATTTCACCCCGCCCGCTGAGGCGTTCTACGCGCCAGCGCCATGACCACTTACCCCGCCCTGATCCCCAGCTCCCGCGTCTTCACCCCTGGCGAGTATCCCGCTACGGCGTTCAGCGGATACTCAGGCGCTCAAGGCCGGGTGCGGCACTCCAATGTGTTCCTCGCCGCTCAGCTGCGGCTGTCATACATCGGGCTGAGCGAGTCCCAGATGCTGCAGATATGGAACCACTACGCCGGCCGCCAAGGCAGCTATGAGCCCTTCACCCTGCCGGTGGAGGTGCTCAGCGGCAGTGATGTCGCCGACTACGTGCCGGACACCTACCGATGGATTTACAGCGGGCCGGGGCAGGTTGAGGATTTGCCTTGTGGCGGCCACAACGTCAGCCTGGCACTGGAGACGGTGCCGCCGGTGTCCGCCAGCGTGGGCGGCATCAACCTGCCGATCAGCCTATCGCTGGTGGCTGGTGAGGCTGTGGAGTCCGCGAACGGGATCAACGAGTCAATCACCTTCTCACTGGAAGGGGGAGCCGCGATTGGCGATGTTGAGGTTGAAGGGATCAACGAATCCATCACATTCTCGCTGGAGGCTGGAGCCGCAATCGGCGACGTCAATATGGACGGCATTGATGAGGCCATCACCCTGGCGCTGGAGGCTGGGGATGCGTTCAACCTTTTGGACGGCATCAATGAGGCCATCACCTTCTCACTGGAGGGGGGAGCGGCAAGTGCCGAACCGGAAATCGGCGCCGCTTACGGCGGCGGATACTTCGCCGGCTACATCTCTCACACTGCCGATGGCGTGGCAACACATAGGCTGATCGTGGCGCCTGCTGCGACGGGGGCAACAGGGACCGGGTACACGCTGACAACGAATCTGCGATACAAGACAAGTCAAACAGCTACGTCTGGCACTGGCAGCAGCTTTGATGGTGTTGCCAACACTGACGCAATAGTGGCGGCGGGCATTGCAAACCACCCTGCAGCAGAATTCTGCACGCAGTTGACCATTGGCGGTTTCAGTGATTGGTATTTGCCGGCTAAAGATGAGCTAGACATTGCCTACCAAAACCTAAAACCAACCACGGACCCTAACAGTACGAGCTTTGGCGTCAATGATTACTCTGTGCCCAAGCGCACCTCTAACCGAACCAGCTCAGAGCCAAGCCAAACATCTGTCGCCGACTTCCAAGGCACCGAAGCGTTTATCGACGCATACCATTGGTCGTCTACTTCAACAACTAGCTCCTCTGCGCAGCAGGTTCTTTTTCGTGATGGGCGGTTTGGCAGTACTGGTAAAACTATTACCAATCGCGTCCGCGCCTTCCGCCGCGAAGCGATCTGACTCTCTCTAGCCTGACCTCAAACCCCAGACCACCATGGCAGACCTGATCTATAATGCCTTTCCCGAGGCGATGGCGAAAGGGATTATCGGGGACTGCGAGGCCAGCAACGCCTTCAAGAGAATGCTGGTGACCAGCAGCTACACCCCGAACAAAGACACCCACAACGACCGCGCCGACGTGACCAATGAGGTGGCGGCGACCGGCGGCTACACCGCTGGCGGGAAGGTCGCGTCACTCTTACTTTTGCCGCTGAATCCTGGCCCGTGTCCACCATCACCGCCGCTGGCGAAGTGGTGTATTTCAACGACGGCACAGCTGCCGATGACATCCTCGTTTTTTACAACGACTTCGGCGGCAACGTCACGACCTCGGGCACTACCTTCAGTGTTGCCGCCAGCACGATTCCTCTGCAGAACTGATGGCAGCATTCCCGGCGATCGTGCCCTCTGCGCGCCGGTACGGGTTCGGGGTGTTTCCGGTCACCACCGAGCGCGGCTTCGGTGGTGGGTCGGTGCGGTTCCGACATGGCACCACCCGTTACGGCATTGAGCTGGAGCTGGGCTATGAGTATCTCAACGAGGCCGAAGCGCAGACCCTGCGCAATCACTACCGGGGCCAGGACGGCGGCGCCCGATCGTTCATGCTGCCGAACGCGATCTGGGCCGGCCATTCCAGCCCATCGAACATCGTGCCGCTGGGGACCTCCTGGGTTTACGCTGCGCAGACCGAA